ATACACAAAGTAAATGTGAAAGAGATTTGACTGGAATCCTTAGTGGTTCTGCATTTGACCTTTTATATGGTGGTAACTCAGCATCTTTGTTTAATGGTAAGTTCTATTTTGATTTCCCATCACAAGCAACTGGTTCACAATTAGACCAAACAATTACGGCAATCAAATACGCAAGTGGTGTGGCTGAAAATGTTGTACAAAATATTTTATTAACTCACATATCTTCATCAGCTACCATATCAGCATCATTTGAAGCACTTACTAAAAATAAGGCATTTATTCAAAGTGAAAGTATTGCTTATGTAAGTTCTTCTTGGAGTGAGTTTGGATACGATGAAATTAAGTGTGCTAGGGATATTGGATACATTATAGATGCGGTAAGAACCGATTTATTATATGGTGGAAATGAAAGAAGTGTAGTAGCTGGTAGATATTATTATGATTATCCATCTCAAGCTACCGATTCTCAATTAGAACCAACTTTAACTGGTGTTAGATACGCAAAAGGGTTGGCATTAAATGTAATCAAAAATGCACAATTCTATGTAACTTCATCTTCTACTATAAATTCTTATAATTCAATTAGAAACAATAAGAAATTTATACAAAGTGAAAGTGTTGCTTACATAAACGCTAAATACCCTGATTTCTACTACAACGAAGAAACGTGTAAGAGAGATGTTGGATATATCTTAGATGCGGTATCAACTGATTTATTGTATGGTGGAAATGAGAGAAGTAACAAAGCTGGGGAGTTCTATTACTTATACCCATCACAAGCTACTGGTACTCAATTAACCGAAACAATAGATGGAATTAAATACGCAGCTAGATTAGTATCTGCTTCTATAAACAATTGGTTAATACCTACACCTGTATCTCAATCTACTGGTTTAACTCCATCAAACAATTTATCTAAAATTGCGGCATACGATTTGTTGATTCAAAACATAGGATTTATCCAAAGTGAAAGTATCTCATTCTTATCTTCATCTTGGAGCGGATTTGAGTACAATTCAACAACTTGTTCAAGAGATATTAGATACATTGTTGAGGCAGTTGCTGGTGATATTCTTTATGGTGGAAATCATAGCAGTTCTTTAGCTGGAATTTCTTATTGGGATGCTCCATCAAAAGTTACTGGTTCACAATTAGACCCAACTGTAACTGCAATTGATTACGCAAAAGGTTTAGCAACTAAATTAGTTCAAAATCTTTCATTTAATACCGCTTCATTGGCTGTTTCATCATCCGTAGCATTATTGAGAAACAATAGAACATTTATTGTAAGTGAAAGTATGGCTTATTTAACCGCAAGTTGGAGTACCTTTGAATACAATAAAGTAAAATGTGCTAGAGATTTAGGATACATATTAGATGCAGCAACTACTGATTTATTATATGGAGGAAATGAAAGAAGTGTAATAGCTGGTGACTTCTATTACAAATATCCATCAAAAGCAATCTTATTGGGAGATGGTGATGGTGTAGGGCAATTAGGACAAACAATTGATGGTATAAACTACGCAAGTAGAGTAGCACAAAACATTGTAGGTGGTAAAACATTTGTAACCGCATCAACTGAAGTATCTGCATCATTTGATTTATTAAGAAAGAATAAATCATTTGTAGCAGCTGAAACTATCGCTTATGTATCTTCGTCTTGGAGTAGTGTATATTATAACGAAGCAACATGTAAGAGAGATGTTGGATACCTAATAGATGCCGCGGCAACGGATGTATTATATGGTGGACAAGAAAGAAGTGTAATAGCAGGACAGTATTATTACTTATATCCTTCTAACGCAATCAATAAAGGTGTACCATCAACTCAAAATCAATTAGACCCAACTCTTACTGGTATCAGATATGCTGGAAAGATAGCTAAAAAAGTAGTAATCAATCCAACGTATTTAGTACCGTCCGCATCTTTAATAGATACTGCAAAATTATTGACAGATAATAAAGAATTAATACAAAAAGAAACTATAACATTCTTAAGTTCTTCTTGGAGTAACTTAAAATATAATGAAGTAAGTTGTTCTAGAGATTTAGGATTTATCATAGATGCAATTAGAACTGACTTAGTATATGGTGGTAATGAAAGAAGTATTGAAGCAGGTTCATATTATTACAAATTCCCATCAGTAGCAATTGTGGATAGTTATGGTGATAATAATGGACAAAAGAAACAAACGATAGATGGTATAAACTTCGCAAGAGGAATATCTGAAAAAATTGTAGCAAATACTTTATTAACTTATTTAGCACCCGCAACTAAGAGAAGACAAGCAGCTGAAAGATTAAAAGCTGGTAAGGATGAATTAAAACAAAGAGCAATTGGATACACAAATGGAGCATTTCCATATTTAGTATATAATGAGGCAAGTTGTTCGCGTGATACTGGATTTATTGTAGATGCGTGTGTGACTGATTTATTGTATGGTGGAAACGAAAGAGGAATCAGAGCAGCATCTTCATATTACGATGGTCAGTACGGAAGTGCAATAGCTGTGACTAGAGACCAGTTATTAGAAACTTTGGAAACAAATCGTTATTTAAGAACTAAAGCAGAGTTTATAGCAGCAGGGGCACCATTGGAAACATTTGGTTCTCTAATTGTGGCAACTGGTATTGACTACTCTTATAATGGTAGTGGTGTAACATTCAAAGCACTCCCTCCGAATCAGGGTGGTAGTGGTGTTGCAAATCCATTATTTGAAATTACCGAATTGGGTGGAGGTAGAATCTTCTTCACATCCGGTAATGAAAGTGGTGACTTTAGAATTGGTACTGGATTGAGTATTAATCAGGCAACTGGTACTCTTGTGGGTAGAACATTTAGTAAATCTCTATTTTCATTAGTAACTCCGTTCTCATTAGCACTACAAATATAAAAAAGAAAAATAAAAAAATAAAAAAATGGCAGAAGTTTTTGTACCCTTAAATCGGTTTCAGTCAGTAGTAACTGGATTAACTGGTGAACCAGATGAAATATATACAACACCATTAGGTGTATCATCAATTGTGTTATCATGTCAAATTACAAATAATAGTTTGGTAACTCAACCTGTGACAATATTTGTAACATCAAACAAAGAAATACCTGTACCTCAATTTACGGATATATATAGTGGTAGTGCTTTTGTTAGTTCTTCTGTATCTTTATTAAATTTTAGTGGAAGTTTTTCTAGCGCATCTTTATTATTAAATGCAAATAGACAATTTTTGAGAAAAGAGATAGCAGCATATACATCTAATCAAAATAATTTATCGGAAACTCCATTTACTTTTATATCATCTTACTTTGAACAAAACACTTTAGATGATGTTGATGCAATAAAATATGATATAGCTAATAATACAACTATTAGAACAAATAAAGCAGCAAAAGCTTATTTTGATAAGAATGGTGTATCTGCAATTGATTCAACTGAATATTCTGCATCTATATTTGCTTTAGATTATCTAAAAATATTATCAAATCAAATTATAAAAAATGAATCGGTAACAGGTTCGGCACAATCTCCATTATTATTTCAAAGTGGAGTTACTCAGTCTGTATTGACAGGATTTAACAATGGAACAAATGCGGAAATATCACAATCTATATATGTAGTTAATAGTTTGGTAGATGTTATCAAAAAAACTATTGAATCTCCTGTATTTATTGAGCAAGAAGCTGTTAGATTGGTGACTAACGCAACAATTCCATCGGCAGATTCACTTTCACCGGTAGTTTCTGGTAAATTAGTATTAGAAGAAACCTATGGATTTATTGTTTCTGGTTCAAGTGAATTAACTGTGGTTCTTTCTTTGTTAGAAAGTGCGAATGAATAACAATAATATCATTGATTGATATTTATAAGGGATTCTCTATATTTATAACAAAGCTGGAAAGTAACGCATGGCAATTAGTAATCTATTAACAGGAAGGGTAAGGGTTGTAAGCCCGAAAAATGTAACATCTGACAGGTATCAATTCTTGGATTTATCTCAAGCGGAGCCGAACTTAGGTGTTCCCAATTTCTCAGCCTCTTTATTGACAAATCCGGCGATAGTAGTTTCCGATGACCAAGGTAATAGAGGATTTGCTAGGACAATTAGTTTAGACCAAATTTCAGGTTCTTTTTCTGGTTCATTTCAAGGAGATGGTTCTAAATTAACAAATTTACCGGGAGCTAATTTTATAGCTAGTGGTTCAGCAACTGCATCTTTTATTGAAGGAAATCTAAATGTAAATACAAATACAAGAATTCAGGGAAATTTATATGTAGATGATTCAATATATGCTGAAACTATAATTGTAAATTACATATCATCTTCAATAATTTATTCTTCTGGTTCGAACACATTTGGGGATAATTATTCAGATATACAACAATTTACTGGTTCGGTTGAAGTTAGAGATAGATTATCAACACACGATTTTACCGCATCCCATGCTTTAATATTTGAACTAAGAGTTACGGGTTCTTCAACATTTGGTGACCAGGCAACGGATTTGCACGTATTTACTGGTTCTGTTGATGTACAAAATGATATAACGGCATCATCTATAACATCTTCATTTACTGGTTCTTTCTTTGGAGATGCATCAAATTTATTTAATTTACCACAAGCTACTAGATTATCAAGTGGTAGTGTAACGGCATCTGTTAGTCCTAATTTTGGATTTAAAGTTGAATCTTTAGCAAGTGGTTCTCAATTTACAGGAAGTTTAAGAATTAGTGGTAGTGTAATTGCTCCACAATTTAGTGGTTCATTTTCTGGTTCATTTCAAGGAGATGGTAGTAGATTAACAAATGTACCATCGGTAGTATCTCCTCAAATAGCAAGTGGTAGTGCAACGGCATCAATATCTCCAAATAGAGGACTTTTAATTAATACCGGAGTAACTGTAAGAGAGTATTTATTTGTAACAGGTTCTGCTAAATTCTTTTCTACTATTACCGCATCAATGTATTCGGGGTCTGGTAAAGGTTTATTTGATATTCCTATATCTGCGTTATCTGGAGATTCACCTAGAATAGCTAGTGGTAGTGCTACGGCATCTATCTCACCAAATTTCGGATTGCTTGTAAATACAACTGTATCGGCATCCGCGTTTAGTGGTAGTGGTGACGGATTGTTTAATATTCCATTATCAGCATTTTCGCAAGAAATATTTAGATTGGCTAGTGGTAGTGTAACTGCATCGGTAGACCCACAATATGGTTTTAAAGTAGAATCTCAATTAAGCGGTTCTGAATTTACTGGTAGTGTTGAAATTAGTGGTAGTTTAACTTTAGGTAGTCCTAATGGATTTTTCTCTGGTAGTGGTAGGGGATTATTTGATATTCCATTAAATGCTTTAACACAAGAAGCATTTAGAATTGCTAGTGGTAGTACTACGGCATCTATCTCACCAAATTTTGGTTTTGTTGTAATATCACCGGCAACTGGTTCTAAATTTACTGGTTCATTATTTGTAAGTGGTGGAATTGAAATTAAATCAGGTTCATCCTACTCCGGTAGCGGTGCTAGATTATTTGATATCCCTCGTTCTGCATTAACACCGGATGCATTACTTTCTAATTTAATAGCTAGTGGTAGTGCTACGGCATCAATATCTCCAAATAAAGGATTTATAGTAAATACATTTTCAACAATTAGTGGTAGTTTTGTAGTATCATCATCAGTTTATTATTTTCCAAGTCAATCATTACAAACTGTTTATTATGTTGATAATTATAATGATAATTCTTATTATCAAATAAATAGTTCTGCAAATCCTCCTTTGGATTTAGTAAGAGGTTTAACATATACATTTGTTTTAACCGCTAATATAGCTACTCATCCATTTTGGATTAAAACAGCACAAACAACAGGAACTGGAGATGCATATTCTAGTGGTGTAACTAATAATGGAGCTAGTAGTGGTACGGTTACATTTATTGTACCAAATGACGCACCGAATACTTTATATTACCAATCTCAGGCAAATGTTGGTATGGGTGGTATATTTAATATAGTTGATGTAGTAACAAGACCTGCAGAAATTAAATTTATTGGAGATACCCAAATAACTGGAAGTTTATTTGTATCTGAAAGAGTAGTAGCTAAAAACTTTAGTGGTTCATTTAGTGGTAGTGGTGCAAATTTATTTGATATTCCATTTTCCGCATTTACTGGAGATGCTAGTAGAATAGCAAGTGGTAGTGTAACTGCATCGGTATCTCCTGATTTTGGATTTGTAGTAATATCAACGGATAGTGGTTCTTATTTTACTGGTAGTGTTAATATAAGTGGTAGTCTTGATGTAGTTAATGATTTAACAGTAGAATCTGGTTCTTATTTTATTGGAGACGGTTCTAAATTATCAAATATTACTATTGCAAATTTATCAATAGATAGTAGTAGAATTGTAAGTGGAGCAGCCGTAGCTCAAATGGTTCCTGATTTTGGTATGAGAGTAAACGTACCTATTACCGCATCTCGTTATGATGGTAATGGTGAGGGTTTATTTAATATACCATTCTCAGCTTTTTCTGGAGATGTAAATAGAATAGCTAGTGGTAGTGTAACTGCATCCGTATCTCCTGATTTTGGATTTAAGGTAGAATCATTTGAAAGTGGTTCTCAATTTACTGGTTCTCTTTTTGTAAGTGGAAGTAGAGGTATTGAATTAACTTCTGGTTCTTCTTTTAGTGGTAGTGGAGCTAGATTATTTGATATTCCAAAATCAGCAATTTCTGATTTAGATTTATCATTAATCTTTTCTGGTTCTGCAACTGCATCAATATCTCCAAATAAAGGATTGTTAATCAATACAGGAATAACTGTAAAGGATTTTTTAATAGTAACAGGCTCTGCAAGATTTTACAATAACGTATCTGCATCTGCATTTAGTGGTAGTGGTGAGGGATTATTCAATATTCCTTTATCTGCATTTACTGGAGATGCTAGTAGAATTGCTAGTGGTAGTGTAACTGCTTCTGTAAATCCTCAATATGGATTTAGAGTTGAATCAATAGCTAGTGGTTCTGAATTTAGTGGAAGTATTAGAGCAAGTGGAAGTATATCAGTTAATTCTGGTTCATTCTTTAGTGGTAGTGGTGAAAAATTATTTAATATTCCACTATCAGCATTATCTAATTTGGATTTATCAAAAATATTCTCTGGTTCAGCAACTGCATCAATTTCACCTGATTATGGATTTAGAGTAAATACATTTTCTACAATTAGTGGAAGTTTTATTGTATCATCATCGGCTAGAGAAATTCCAAATTATGAGTTAAATAGAATATTTAATGTATCAAATAACGGTAGTAGTGCATACCAATTTATGGGTGCGGCTATTGGTGATAATCCAACAATAACTTTAGTAAGGGGAATTGCATATACATTTAACCTTAATGCATCTGGGCATCCATTTTATATTAAGACAGTAAATTCAACTGGAACTGGAAATGCATATAATGATGGTGTGGTTAATAATGGTGATGATAGTGGCGTAATAACATTTACTGTACCAACTAACGCACCAAATACATTATATTATAATTGTCAGTTTCACGGAGTTATGGCAGGTACTATTAATGTAGTAGATGCATTATATGTTCCAGCTGAAATAAAATTAATTGGTGAAACAAAAGTAATTGGGAATGTAACTGCATCGATGTTTAGTGGTAGCGGTAGAGGATTATTTGATATTCCACAATCTGCTTTATCATCTGAAGTATTTAGAATAGCAAGTGGTTCAGCAACAGCATCTATTTCTCCAAACTTTGGATTAGTAGTTAATACGACTGTTACCGCTTCAATGTATTCTGGTTCTGGTAGAGGATTATTTGATATTCCTATTTCATCTCTATCTCAAGAAGTTTATAGAATTGCTAGTGGTAGTGTAACTGCCTCTGTAAGTCCTGATTCTGGATTTATAGTGTTATCTACACAAAGTGGTTCTCAGTTTACTGGTAGTGTTTCTATTACTGGTAGTTTGAGAGTGGAAGCAACATCAGGCTCATTTATATTAGAATCATCATCAGTTTATTATGGTGAAGGTAAGTATCTTAGAGAAATACCTCGTTCAGCATTAACGCCTGATGCATTATTATCAACATTTATAACTAGTGGTAGTATAACTGCATCAGTAAGTCCTGTTTATGGATTTAGAGTTGAATCAATTGATAGTGGTTCTGAATTTACTGGTAGTGTTGATATTAGTGGTTCTCTTAATATTACAAATGATTTATTTGTAGCTGGTAAAATAGTTACAACTGAATTAATTACAACATTTATCTCATCATCAATAATTTATTCATCTGGTTCTAATATATTTGGTAGCAATCAAACCGATAGACAAGAAATTAGTGGTAGCTTATTTATAAGTGGTGGCATGGGTGGTGTTGTACAATTGGAGAGTGGTTCTTTCTTCTCTGGTTCTGGTAGAGGATTGTTTGATATACCACAATCTGCTTTATCAGAAGATGCATCATTAATAGCATCTGGATCTGTTACGGCATCAACATCTCCTGATTTTGGATTTAGAGTTGAATCAATAGATAGTGGTTCTCAATTTACTGGAAGTATTAATATTAGTGGAAGTGTATTTTTAGCATCCGGCTCTTTCTTCTCCGGTTCTGGTGAGGGATTATTTAATATTCCTAGAACGGCATTTAGTGGAGATGCATTCAGAATAGCTAGTGGTAGTGTAACTGCATCAACAACGCCTGATTATGGATTTAGAGTTGAATCATTGGATAGTGGTTCTCAATTCACAGGATCTGTTGATATTAGTGGTTCATTGACTGTATCTAAATTTATTTTTGGAGATGGTACATATATTACAAATGTAGTAGCAGCAGCATCTCCAAAGATTGCTAGTGGTAGTATCACAGCATCGGTATCTCCTGATTATGGATTTAGAGTAGAAACTAATAGAACTGGTTCTCAAATTGGTTCTCAATTTACTGGTTCAGTAGATATTTCTGGTTCTTTAAATATAACTGATAATTTAATTGTATCTAAATTTATTTTTGGAGATGGTACATTTATTACAAATGTAACTGCACAAGCTTCACCAAAGATTTCTAGTGGTAGTGTAACTGCATCAGTATCCCCTAATTTTGGATTTAGAGTAGAAACAACAGCAACTGGTTCTCAGTATGGTTCTCAATTTACTGGTTCGGTGAATATTTCTGGTTCTTTAAATGTAAATGAAACTGTAACTGCAAATGCATTTGTTGGAGATGGTTCTCAAATCACAAATGTACAGGCAGCAGCATCTCCATTAATTAAAAGTGGTAGTGTAACCGCTTCTGTGGCACCTGATACTGGGTTTGTTGTAACATCGTATGACTCTGGTTCATTCTTTTATGGTGATGTAAAATTAGTAAGTGGGTCTTTTTCTGGTAGTGGTGCAAACCTATTTAATATTCCAGCATCGGCACTTGAAGATTTACAATTAGATAGAATTCAATCTGGTTCTGGTAGAGCAATACAAGACCCAACTAAATTAGATGTAAATACGCCAATTACCGCAGCTCGTTATGATGGTGATGGTAGTGGATTATTTAATATCCCTGCAAATGCATTGGAAGATTTACAATTGGATAGAATTAGATCTGGTTCTGTTGAAGCGGTAATTTCTCCGAACAAAGGATTGGTTGTAAATACAAGCGTAAGTATTTCCCAATCGTTATCTGTAAGTGGTGGTTTATTTATAACTGGTGGTAATGTTACATTAACATCTGGTTCATCATTTATTGGTGATGGTAGTGGATTGACAAATATCAATATAGCTAATTTAGCATTTGAAACATTCATATTAAAGAGTGGTTCATTTACGGCATCAATTTCTCCTGACAAAGGATTTGTAACTAATACATCTGCATCAATTTGGGGTAATCTTTATGTTGGAAATAATATTACAGCATATGATATCACATCATCTCATAGAATAGCAGCTCCTATATTTACTGGTTCACTATTGGGTACTTATAATTTCCAAGGAGTAGGACCAACCGCATCTGCTGAATATGATATTTTAAGATGGGATGAGAATAGAGGTTATTATATTCCTCAACCTGAAACTTCATTAACTGAAACTGTAGCATTTAATAATGTAAGTAATTTAACTGTAGTACACAATTTAGGAATTAGATATCCAATAGTTCAAGTATACGCTACTGGTTCTGAAGACCAAATAATGGCTGGTACAATTAAATCAATTGATGAAGATACTATTCAACTTATATTTGCTGGATTAACATCTGGACATGTTGTAATTGGTAGTGGTGGTTCGTTAATTAGTGGTACAATACCTGGTGATAGAGTATTTGGATTGGTGTTATCAGCATCTTACGCAATACATGCATCATCGGCAGATAATGTAGCTGGATTTGATTCGGCATCATTAGCAGCACTTACTGCAAATTTAGATACAACTCAATATGTTAAAAATAATCAAACATCATCAATGTATGTGTTTGGTGCAGTTAGTTCTTCTTACGCATTATCTTCTTCTTACGCATTATACGCAGCAAACGCAGCAAATGTAGATACATCTTTATTTATACAAAATTCTCAAACGGCATCTATGACCGTTGGTACTGCATCATTTGCGATAAGTTCTTCTTACGCATTATACGCAGCAAACGCAGCAAATGTAGATACATCAAATTTTGTACAAAATTCTCAAACAGCATCAATGTTAGTTGGTACGGCTTCATTAGCACTAAATGCATATACAGCTAGCGTTGCTTTATTTGCACTAAATGCATCAAGCGTTGATACGGCATCGTTCTTACAAATTAATAAAGACCAAACAATAAACGCATCACTTACAATTAGTGGTAGCTTGGGTGTTAGTGGTAGTTTATATTTGGGTAATCCATATACAAGTTCTTTATCGGAATTGGTGGTAGTGTGGAACTCAACAACAAAAAAATTAGAAACTAGAAACGTTCAACAAGCAGCTGGTACTTCTGGTGTTGATGGTACTATGGGCACATCGGGAACTTCTGGTACAGCTGGAACAGCCGGCACAGGTGGCACATCGGGAACAACTGGTAGTAACGGTACGAGTGGTACAACAGGAACTTCTGGTACGGCAGGTACATCGGGAACATCAGGAGTAGATGGTTCATCGGGAACTTCTGGTTCATCGGGAACTTCTGGTACATCAGGAACAACTGGTTCAAGTGGTAGTAGTGGTAGTAGTGGTACTTCTGGAAGTGGAGGTTCGTCTGGTTCTTCGGGAACTTCTGGTACAGCAGGTTCATCAGGAAGTTCTGGAACTGCGGGTACATCCGGCACTAGCGGTTCTTCTGGTAGTAGCGGTTCAAGCGGTTCAAGTGGAACATCTGGTTCAAATGGTTCTTCTGGTAGTAGCGGTAGTAGTGGTTCATCAGGAACTTCTGGTACAACTGGTTCGAATGGTTCATCAGGAAGTAGTGGTAGTAGTGGTTCATCGGGAAGTAGTGGTAGTGGGGGAAGTAGTGGTTCTTCTGGGTCTTCGGGAACTACGGGTTCTCATGGTACATCTGGAAGTAGTGGCTCTTCTGGCTCATCTGGTTCTTCGGGAAGTGGAGGAAGTAGTGGTTCTTCTGGTAGTAGCGGAAGTAGTGGAACTTCTGGAAGTGGTGGTTCTTCTGGTAGTAGCGGTAGTAGCGGTAGTAGCGGTAGTAGCGGTAGCGCAGGTTTGCCTGGTTCAAGTGGTAGTAGTGGTAGTAGTGGTAGTAGCGGGTCTTCTGGTACAGTTGGTACATCTGGTTCAAGCGGTAGTAGTGGTACGGCAGGTACATCAGGAACTTCTGGAAGTGGTGGAAGTAGTGGGTCATCTGGTACATCGGGAACTACGGGTTCGTCTGGTACAACGGGTACGGCAGGTACAACGGGTAGTGGCGGTTCTTCAGGAAGTTCTGGTTCAAGCGGTTCATCAGGAAGTTCTGGTTCATCTGGCTCTACTGGTTCAAGCGGTAGTAGTGGAAGTAGCGGGTCTTCTGGAAGTAGTGGTACATCTGGCTCTGATGGAACTTCTGGTACAAGCGGTAGTTCAGGAACAGCTGGCACATCTGGAACATCGGGTACAACGGGGTCTTCTGGAAGTAGTGGTACAAGTGGTTCTTCTGGCACAAGCGGTAGTAGTGGTACAAGTGGTACAACTGGTTCATCGGGAACTACGGGAAGTGCTGGTACGAGTGGTAGTAGTGGTTCATCGGGAACATCTGGTAGTGGTGGTACGAGCGGTTCTTCTGGTAGTAGCGGTAGTAGTGGTTCTTCGGGAAGTTCTGGCACAGCAGGAACATCGGGAACATCTGGTAGTGGTGGAACGTCTGGTAGTGGTGGAACTTCGGGTACATCGGGAACAACAGGTACGGCAGGTACAACGGGCTCCGCTGGTACAACGGGCTCCGCTGGTTCAAGCGGTACATCTGGAACTTCTGGAAGTGGAGGAACTTCGGGTATAGATGGTACATCGGGAACTAATGGTTCTTCTGGTAGTAGTGGTACAAGCGGTTCAAGCGGAACTTCTGGAAGTGGTGGTACATCAGCAACGTCAGGTTCATCTGGCACAACAGGCTCTAATGGAACTTCGGGAATAGATGGTTCTTCTGGCTCGAGTGGAAGTAGTGGAAGTAGTGGTACAACCGGCTCAAATGGTTCATCTGGAAGTAGTGGTTCTTCGGGACAAAACGGAACAAGCGGGACTTCTGGTTCGGATGGAACTTCTGGTTCGGATGGAACTTCTGGTTCTTCAGGAACAACGGGGTCTTCAGGAACAACGGGCTCACATGGTACAACAGGTTCATCAGGCTCATCTGGAACTAGTGGAATAAATGGAACTTCGGGAAGTAGTGGAAGTAGTGGCTCGTCTGGTTCAACTGGAACTGATGGTACATCAGGAACTACGGGTTCATATGGTACTTCAGGAACTACGGGTTCTGCTGGTATAGATGGGACAAGTGGTACATCTGGCTCAGATGGAACAAGCGGAACTTCTGGAATGAATGGAAGTAGTGGTTCATCTGGCACAACAGGAACAAGCGGTAGTGGTGGTTCATCGGGAACTTCTGGTTTAGATGGAACATTCTTTGGTTCGTCTGGAACGTCTGGTGTGAACGGAAGTAGTGGTAGTAGTGGCTCTTCAGGAATATCTGGTTCTTCGGGAATATCTGGAACTTCTGGTTCAAGTGGATTAAATGGAACATTCTTTGGAAGTAGTGGAACTTCTGGGCAAAATGGTACAAGTGGTTCTTCGGGAATATCAGGTTCTTCTGGTTCATCTGGTTCTTCTGGCACAACTGGTTCATCAGGAACTTCTGGACAAGATGGAACTATGTTTGGAAGTAGTGGTACATCAGGAACTTCTGGACAAGATGGTTCGTCTGGGTCTTCTGGTATAGGAGGTTCATCAGGAAGTTCTGGTTCGTCTGGTTCAAGCGGATTTGATGGTACATTTTTTGGAAGTAGTGGTTCATCAGGAACTTCTGGACAAGATGGTTCGTCTGGGTCTTCTGGATTAACATCAACATCTGGGTCTTCTGGTTCATCCGGTACATCTGGTTTGGACGGAACATTCTTTGGTAGTAGTGGTACATCGGGAACTTCTGGAAGTAATGGTTCTTCTGGTTCTTCTGGATTAACATCATCATCTGGGTCTTCTGGTACAACGGGTTCTTCTGGAACTTCTGGTTTAGATGGTACTATGTTTGGTAGTAGTGGTACATCTGGGCAAGATGGTACAAGTGGCTCTTCGGGTAGTAGTGGGGCTAGTGGCTCTTCAGGAAGTAGTGGTAGTAGTGGTACTTCTGGATTTGATGGAACATTCTTTGGAAGTAGTGGTTCATCAGGAACTTCTGGTTCAAGTGGTTCATCTGGAACTTCTGGAAGTAGTGGTTCTTCTGGTATAAGTGGTTCGTCTGGGTCTTCTGGATTTGATGGAACTTTCTTTGGTTCTTCAGGAACTTCTGGTATAAGTGGTTCGTCTGGGTCATCTGGTCTTTCATCAACATCGGGAACTTCTGGAACTTCTGGATTTGATGGAACATTCTTTGGAAGTAGTGGTACATCCGGAACAAGTATTAATGGAACTTCAGGAACATCTGGAATTTCTTCATCGTCTGGTACTTCTGGTATAAGTGGTACATCAGGAACTTCTGGATATCTATCTTTAACTGGTACAACTGATAATGGTATATTAACATATATAAATTCATCAGCAAGTGGACAAGTTGAATCTAACTTAACATTTGATGGTAGTATTTTAGGAGTAACTGGTCATATAGCACCAACTACATTTAGAGAAACATACTCATCGTTAGGTTCTGGTAGTGGAGCAACGGCTATTAGTTTAATAACAGCAAATAACTTTACTAGAACTGTAACAGGAAACTCAACAATATCATTCACAGATGCACCAGCATCAAACGCATTTGGATTTACATTAGCATTAACAAATGGTGGAGCATATACAATCGCATGGCCTGGTATAGTAAGATGGACATCTGGTGCACAACCAACATTGACTGTAAGTGGAACGGATATTTTGGTGTTCTATACTTATAATGGAGGTAGTACTTATTACGGATTCTTAGTAGGTAGAAATATGGCATAAAATGGAAGATATGGGAATATTTAGAAGATTATCTGGCGAAACAGAAACACCAGCTCCTTTTAAAATAGGAGTTACGGTATCTGCTGGTCAATCAATAACTTTGCCATTGGCGGATTATTCTGGACAATCGCCAAACATAGCAGTAAATTGGGGAGATAGTAGTTCTTCTACAGTAACATCATCATCTGATTCAAATCGTATTCATACATATGCATCAGCTGGTAGTTATACGATAACAATATCGGGCTCAATGCCTGCGTTTGTTGTTTCAAATGCATCAAGCATTCGTTCTACAATCACATCTATTATTGATTTTGGTAGAGTTAATTTAAGAAACATAAACTTTTATGGTTGTTCAAATTTAACTTCAATTCCTGCTAGTGGTACTATGACAATTGGTTATGAAGGATTGAGTTCTGTTGCTTCCTTTGCAAACTTCATGCGTTCAACGGGAGTTACATCAATTCCATCGGATATATTTTCAGAATCTACAAACGCTTTAATATTTACGGATGCATTTTCATTCTTAACGGGATTAACTACAATACCATCTGGGTTGTTTCAATACAATACATTAGTAACAAACTTTTCATCTTGTTTCAATGCATGTAATACTTTATCAAGCGTACCTTCAAATTTATTTGATACTAATATAAATGTGATAAACTTCTCATCAACATTTAGAAATTGTAGAGCATTAACATCACCATTACAATTTACATATAATACATCGGTTACAACATTTCAAAATGTATATCTTATGTCTGGAACTAATTCAATGGCAGGTACTGCACCAACATTATGGACAAGAGTTCCCGAACCGTTGGGGACTGGTGCATTTTTTGGTTGTACTGGTCTTACTAATTACGCATCAATACCTTCAAACTGGAAATAATTATGTATTTAAGAATTATAGCAGATATCATACATTATCCATATACGGTGGAAGATTTAAAAAAAGATAACTATAATGTTACCTTCCCAGCAAATCTTAACGATTCTCATTTAGCTGAATGGCAAATGTATCCCGTACAACAAACTCCAAAACCAAATGATTATACAAAAAACATAGAAGAAGGAATTCCTACTCTTACTGATGATGTATATTATCAAAATTGGATACAAATTGATGCTACACAATCTGAAATAGATTTAAAAATTGATTATAAGTGGAGTGAACTTAGAGATTTAAGAAATCAATTATTACAAGAGTGTGATTGGACACAATTAGCTGATATTCCATCGGAAACAAAGGAATTGTGGCAAACATATAGACAAGAACTTAGAGATATTACAACTCAATCCAATCCTTTCTCTATCAACTGGCCTGTAAAACCATAAAAGGGAAATAGTTTATATTTATACACATAACAAACGTAGATAAATATAAATGGTAATACATAGTCCCATATTTTCAGGCTCAATTATTCAGGATAAAAACAATGCGTACGCAAATCTTAGTGGTTCTTTTACAGGATCTGTAACTGGCTCATTTAAGGGAGAAATTGATGTACAACAAGCTACTTTTGAAAATTTAATAGTAACCAGAACTTTAAGATTGGGAGCTTATGCTGATGATATACAAAAAATCACAGGTTCTTTACTTTTAAGTGGTTCTGAAAATATTTATGGAGATATTAGAGTAACTGGTTCGGTTAATTTAACAACTGGAGCATTTAGAGTAGATGGTGTAAACGTATTAGATACAGCTTTAGCTTATGCTATTGCTTTAGGATAAAATAAAAACAAATGGCAAACGTATTTAAAAATAGTATTACAGGTTCGATTGGTACAACTAATACAATAGTTTATCAAACCCCCGTAGCAACTACAACAACTATTATTGGAGTAAGTGTGGCTAATGTAGCCTCACAAAATATTTCTGTTAGTGTCAGAATTACTGATAACTCTGCAACAAAAACAGTATATTTAGTAAAAGATACATTGATAGTTCCTGGTAGCACAACTGTATTAGTTGGTGGTGACCAAAAAGTAGTATTAGAAGCTAACGATTACATATCAGTAGTATCTTCGGTAGCAACATCAGCTGATGTGGTGGTATCTGCGTTAGAATTGAATTAATAAAAGAAATTAAGATAAATGAGCTATATAGGAACGAACCCAAACGGATTAAATTTAGTAAGTAAAAGTTTAGTTGAACTTAAAGTAAGTGGAAGTAGTGTAGGATTATTTTCAACAGAATACGTTAGTATTATTGGAAATTTAACAGCTTCACAAAATATAAAAGCTAATATTATTAGTGCTTCTCAATTTACTGGTTCGATGAGTGGTTCTTTTGTTGGTGATGGTCGTGGCTTAACAAATATATCTCAAATAGCAAGTGGTTCTAATTATGTAAGTGTAACATCAACTTTAGTTTCTATAAAAGGAAATACACAAATTAGTGGTTCTATAACTGCATCATTATTTCAAGGAGATGGTAGTGGATTAACAAATATATCAGCAGCATCAATTGGTGATATAGATAGATTAAAATCAGGTTCCGCAATAGCACAAATTTCTCCAAATAAAGGATTAACAGTTAATACAGGAGTTTCTGTAGATAGTTTTTTAATCGTATCTGGTAGCGCTACATTTAAAAATGATTTGTATGTTGATGGTAAGATATTAGCAACAACAATTCAAACAACACTTATTTCTTCTTCAATAATTTACTCAAGTGGTTCAAATAAATTTGGAGATGCAACAAATGATATTCAACAAATAACTGGTAGTTTATCTGTTAGTGGTTCAATATTAGTAACAGGAGATTCAATACCAAATGATACTTCAACAAATGAAGTATTGGTTTTAAATACAACAACTGGTAGAATAGGTAGAAGATTTGCAGCAGCAACATCTGGTACATCTGGTACATCTGGTACAAGCGGTTCAAGTGGCTCAAGCGGTAGTAGCGGGTCTTCAGGAACTTCTGGTACAAGTGGTAGTAGTGGTTCATCTGGAAGTAGCGGAAGCAGTGGAACTTCTGGTAGTGGGGGCACAAGTGGAAGCAGTGGTAGTAGTGGAAGCAGTGGAAGTAGTGGTACATCTGGTAGTGGAGGTACAAGTGGAAGTAGTGGTTCATCGGGCTCATCGGGAAGTAGTGGTAGTAGTGGTTCAAGAGGTACAAGCGGAAGTAGTGGTTCGTCTGGAAGTAGTGGAAGCAGTGGAACTTCTGGAAGTGGTGGTACGAGCGGCAGTTCGGGAACTTCTGGCACAAGTGGTACATCAGGAACTCGTGGTACAAGCGGAAGTAGTGGTAGTAGTGGTAGTAGTGGTACAAGCGGTTCATCAGGAATAAGTGGTAGTAGCGGAAGTAGTGGTTCTAGCGGAGCACAGGGTTTACAAGGTACTGGAGGTAGTGGTGGTACATCGGGAACTTCTGGAAGTAGTGGAACATCGGGCTCATCGGGAAGTAGTGGTATAACAGGAGCTGGAGGTTCATCAGGAAGTTCTGGTAGTGGTGGTACAAGTGGTTCTTCGGGAAGTAGTGGTTCTTCGGGAAGTTCTGGAAGTGGTGGAAGTAGTGGTTCTTCGGGAAGTTCTGGTATAACGGGAGCTGGTGGTAGTAGTGGTACTAGTGGTAGTAGTGGTACAAGCGGCACAAGCGGTAGTAGTGGTACGCCAGGAACTGGAGGTACGTCTGGTACAAGCGGTTCATCGGGAACAAGTGGGGCAACAGGAGCAAGTGGTAGTAGTGGTTCTAGTGGTAGTAGTGGTTCTTCAGGAACTTCTGGTTCAAGTGGTACAAGTGGTACTAGTGGCTCTTCTGGTTCTTCTGGACAAACTGGTGGTATAAAATATAATTTCTCAACAACAATAACCGATACAGATCCTGGCACTGGTATTGTTAAATATAATAATGCAACAATATCGTCTGTAGGATTTATTTATATAGATAATACTGATTTAGGTGGAACATCTCAAACAGCATGGTATGATACTTGGGATGATTCTACAACAACAACTGCTAGAGGTGTTATTTCATTAGTAAGTAGAGATAGTGGAACAATAGTAAATCAATTTCAAGTAACTGGAGCAGTTGTAGTTGGGGTTGGTTATTATAAAATACCTGTTTCTTATATAGCTGGTTCATTACCAACAAATGGTGCACAATTAATAGTAGGATTTAGTAGAACTGGTAATAGTGGAAGTGCTGGTAGTAGTGGTTCTTCGGGAACTTCTGGTACAAGTGGCACATCGGGAAGTTCTGGTTCATCTGGTACATCGGGAAGTGCTGGTTCAAGTGGTTCTTCGGGAACTTCTGGTACGAGTGGTACAAGCGGTTCAAGTGGTAGTTCGGGAACTCGTGGTACTAGTGGGTCAAGCGGCTCGAGTGGTAGTAGCGGGTCTTCTGGTACTAGTGGAGCTTCTGGTAGTAGTGGTTCTAGTGGTAGTAGTGGTAGTAGTGGTTCTTCGGGAAGTTCTGGAACTTCTGGTACGAGTGGCACATCAGGAACTTCTGGTACGAGTGGTACATCAGGAACATCTGGCACAAGCGGGTCATCAGGAACATCTGGTACAAGCGGCTCATCAGGAAGTCGTGGTACGTCTGGTTCATCTGGAAGTAGTGGTTCAAGCGGTAGTTCGGGAAGTTCTGGTTCAAGCGGTTCAAGTGGAACATCAGGAACTTCTGGTACGAGTGGCACATCAGGAACTTCTGGTACAAGCGGCAGTTCAGGAAGTTCTGGTTCTAGAGGTACATCTGGTTCGAGTGGTAGTAGTGGAAGTTCGGGAAGTTCTGGTTCGAGTGGTAGTAGTGGAAGTTCGGGAACAAGAGGTACGTCTGGCACAAGCGGTACATCAGGAACATCTGGCACAAGCGGAACTTCTGGTTCATCTGGATTATTAGCATTAACTGGTAATACTGATAATGGTGTAATAACATTAAATGGTTCAGCACCAAACGGAACGGTAGAAGCAAATTTAAGATTCGATGGTAGTACATTAACTGTAACTGGTAACGCTACAATTAGTGGTGACCTTACTGTAAGTGGTACAACAACATATATTAATACAACAACATTAAATGTAGGTGATAATATCATCACATTAAACGCAGATATTGGAGCATCAACTGCACCAACTGAAAATGCTGGTATAGAAGTTAAGAGAGGTAACGCAGCAACAAAAGCATTCTATTGGGATGAAGCAAATGATAGATGGTATCATGATGATTATACATTTATTAATGGTATATTAAGAAACTCATCTAACGTAAATAGTACGGGAGATGCTGGTATATTAGTTTCAAGCGGTGATAGATTAGGATTTGACCAATCTGGTACTCGTTCTTGGACTGTAAAAGCAACTGGTGGAAACTTAGCTTTCAATTCTGGTGATGGTGGTGGATTATATACCTTTGGTAGTGGTTTAACTATTAGTGCTGGTAATTTAAATGTAAGTTCTGGTAATATTGTAATAAGTGGTACAATAGATACGGGTCAGGGAGCAACTGAAGTTTACATAATGAACCAAAATGTTAGAACAACTGATAACGTTACATTTAACCAAATTACAGGTCCATTGGTTGGTAATGCATCATCAGCAACAACATCAGACCAACTTACGGTATTCGATACTAGAAATGTAGTAACAGGCCCTCAGACTGGTGGAAGAAAACTTAGAGTAGATTTTTTAGCAAATAGTACTGATGGGTTGGCAGATGGTGGTACATATCATGGTGTATTAACATTCCAACAATGGGGTGATTCATCTGGTGGAGGTACTCGTCAATTAGGATTTACGGATGGTGATAACCTTTGGATACGAGGTAGTGGTGGTGGATTATCATCTTATGGTGCTTGGAAAAGATTAATGGATGCTACAACATATTCTTACGCAGCGGCAATGGACCAAAACGTTAGAACGGATTCATCACCAACATTCAACGCAGCAACTATTACAAATGGATTGACTGCAAATGGTGGTAGAGTTGTATATGGTGGTAGTGAGGGTTCATTAACTGCGGTTGGTTCAACAGCATATAGTGGTTGGTATAGAATAGCAAGAAGTGGTTTAGCAAGTGGTGGTTATGGGGCTAGAGGTGGAGCTAAAATTTATATAGCATCAACTGGTAACTACTTAGGGCCCGCACAGGATGTTATTACGGTATATAAAGATTGGGTAAATACATTACAAATTGGAACTATTGAAAACTACGATGGTGGTTACTTTACTCAATTCCGTTTAGCAGCAGATACAAACTACACTTATTTAGAAGGATTTATTCCATCTTTAAATATTGGTGGTTCGAGTACATTTGCGGTTAGAGTAGAAAACTATGGACATAATCCAAATCAATGGACAGCTTATAGTGAAAACTTAACAGCAGGATTGTCTTCACCATCCGCTACATATAGTTTGACAAAAATAAATAGTGGGGTGACAATGCCAGCTTTATCAGTAACTGGTGCAACAACATTTGGTGGTGTTACAACACATAATAGTAGAGTAGTAATAAACTACGCAAATGGTACAATAGCGGCCGGAAACTCTATATTACAATTAGAGAATCCATCAGGTGCACAAAGTATGATTTACTTCACTTTTGCTGGTACTCAAAGGGGTATGATTAGAAGTGATAGTACTGGTAATATGATTTTAAATGCTAGTAATAGCAGATTCTATTTTAATAATGATTTCGGTTCTAATATTACATTTACAAATATAAGTTCAGATTTCTTAACTGTTAGTGGTGCTGTTGTAACAATACCTAGACTTACTCTTGATGGTAAGGCTATGTTGACAGATAATGCATATTTTACTGGCGCTCCCTCACATGGTTTCCGTTGGAATAGTTCAAACGATGCATTCAACAACGTTATAATGCGTGATAACGGAAATATGGAAGTAAGGGGTAGTTTGATTGCTGGATCTGTAGGAAGCACTGCACAAGCTACTATACAAGCGGTAGGTGGTTTAAGATGGTCAAGTGGTGGTAACTCATATTACACTTATAGTGATATGGATGGTGGTGGATTGTACATAGAAACTGTGGACAACAATACCAGCCGTGCAAAGATGAGATTCCAAACTAGAGTAAATAATTCTGGCGCATATACATCATATCAAATTGATTCTAACAATACTCAACATCTTTGGAATGTAGCTGGTACTCAATATATGACATTAGCAAATAGTGGTATATTGACATTAAGTACTGGTACTCCATCTGGCGCAACATCAAGCAATGCAAACTCTTATATTAGATTAGATTCATCTGGAAACCAATATATGGAATTCCGTACAAGCGGCGCTTCATCGGGAATAATGCAGGGTACTCTATATACTGATAATGGTGTGAATGCATTTATTGGATTTAAAGAATATACAGGCGGCGCTTCAAATACATATGGTGAATCTGTACATTTTTCAATAACTGATTATTCTGCATCTGATGCTGGCAGTGGTTTTTGGTGGGGAACTTCTTCAAACAACGCAAATGGTGTAACATCTCCATTATTGTTCTTAAGAAGTAATGGTAATTTTAACTTAGGATTTAGTGGTGACCAGGGTTATAAAATGGCCGTAAATGGTACATCATATTTTGGCGGTGTGAAATTAATTTCTGGTGGTACTCCATCTGGTGCTAGGGGGTACAATGGAGCTAGTTTGTTAAGAGTTGAGAATGGAAGTGGTGATAACTATTTAGAATTCCGTAATAGAGCTGATACTGGTACTTATGGTGGTATCTTATTTACGGATAATAATGTTGGTGGATATATTGCATTTAGAACATATGTTGGTGGCGGTGCAAACGATGGTACTAATGGTGATTATATGGTTTATGGAACTTACACAGACCATATATTCCAAAATGGTGGTTCTGAAACTGTAAATGGTAAAACTGAAACATTTAGAATTTACGCAAATGGTAATATCAGAGCAACTGGTACGGTTTATGCTGGTGGCACATCTTATTACATTAATAACTCCACATCTTATTTAAATAACTTAGAATTAGCTGGTGTATTTAAGATGGGTTCTTATGGTATCAGAAATTTTACATTAGGATTTGGAAACACTTCAAATCAAAAAGCAAACTTAGAATTCGATCCGGGATTTTGGGGCTGGATAGAAGTTGAAGGTACTACTTCATATAACTACGCTAATAGACCTGGTAGAGTTGCAAAAAGATATTATTTAGGTTTAAATCCTGGTAATGCTCAATATGCAAATGAAAGTAGAGTTGTGGATGTGGGTGGACAGACTAGATATGGTATTGCATTTGGTGATGTTGTTTGGACAGGTAGTAGATATAGAATTGTAATAGCAAATAGAGATAACGCAGCAAATTCATATAGAATTAAAGTAACTGTATTTGCTGAAGGTGAAGGTGGTAGAAATATAGTTACAGATACTATGACATTGAGTGGTGTTTATACATCCGATGGAACTGTGTATCCTGATTCATACATTTATTTTAATGATAATATTGGATTTGGTACTTCTCAACCTGGATATGGAATTCACGTTAATAGAAATCTAAACCAAGTAGCAGCATTCCAATCACCAAACGCAAATACTTGGGTGGATATTATTTCTACGGCAAGAACTTGGTCATTGGGTTCGGCAGCATCAACTTCATTTACAATTTACGATAGAGGTTCAAACACAACTAGACTTGAATTAACAACTGGTAGTGATTTGTATATTGGTAGAGATTATTATGGATATAGATTCTATGATAGAGATAATACAGTATATTTTGCTGACCCACAGGGTACATCACAATTTAATGTATTACAAGTAGCAGGATATGTAAGACAACAAAATGATGGTGGTACTTTTTTAGCATCTGATGTATCTGAAAATAATAACTGGATATTCCAAGAGAATGCTAGAGGATGGGGTGAATTCTATTTCAATAAAGGTTCTCAAAGTGGACAAGGGTTTGGTAATTACTCAACTGTAGGAGCTGAAACATTCTGGGTTGGGCAAGGTAGTGGTGTAGCAATGCCAGGTTGGACAGGATATAATGCCGGTAGTAGAATAACAACAATGATATCCAACTATACAGGATATTTTTGGACACATGGTTACCAATATTCAGCATCTGGTATGGATGCACCTATATTCCGTGACGCTGATAATACAGCATATTATGTAGATTCTGCAAATGGTGGATTTAATATGCAGGGTGGTTCATCAAATAGAGTTAAATTTACTACAAATGATAGTGGTATTATAGTAACCAATGCTGAAGGTAATGGACAAGGTGAAGTTAGATTGGGCGCAGCATGGGGAAGACCTGGTATTTATTCTCCAAACTATCTATCGTTAGGTACGGGTGGTTCTTATATTGAATTTGTAACGGGTAACGTACAAAGAGGATATGTGAATAGTAGTTCTGAAATGTACATGCCATCAAATGTTCGTAGTAGAATTTTCTATGATTATGATGACTCTGGATATAACATTCAACCAAATGATTTATCTACATTAAACCAACTTAGAGTAGGTGGAGCATATTCCACAAATACATCAACCGGTACTAGAATGCATGGTATGTTTACTGAAGGTGGTAAATATATGACAAGAAACTCATTTGGTACTGATGGTGCATTTTCAATGGAGGGTAACTGGACAAACGTTAGTGATGGACCGGCAGGAGCATATACATTCAGAGGACCCTCTGCATGGGAAGGTTTAGTTGAAAGAGGTAGAATCCCTATTGATACTGCTAGAAGTTATAAAGTATCTTGTTGGATGCGAAGTGTGTCTGGTAATCCTTTCTGTTATTTATCATATAGACAATCTACTTGGAACTTTGGTGACCATGGTAATGGTGGTTGGGGTAATCCATATTGGTTTGTTGGTGTACCACCATCTTCTTGGACGTATTATTCAATGACTGTAGGACCTTCTGGTTGTGATTATGGACATTGGGGTGGACCTACTAAATGGGCGCAAGTTGGTTGGTTGCATAACTATTTGTATAGTGGATATAGTGGACAAGCTGAAATAACTGGATTTAAGATTGAGGAGCTGGATGATACTCTAGCGTACAACTGTACTACTAGAGGTAATCACTACGCTGATGCATATTACGATAGAAACAATGGTGGATATTATGTAAATCCTGATGATTATTCTAATATGAACTATGTAAATCTTGCGTCTGTATTAAGATTTAATGGTAACGATAGTAGAAGACTTATTGGTGAAACTGTAAACGGATATAATACATTATCGATGTATGGTAATTGGGATACCTTCCAAGTAATGGGTAGAGTTATCGACTGGAGTACATCAAATATGCACTTTGGTAATGGTTATAATGGTGTTGGGCACAGTCCTTACTATTGGGTATTGGGTAACCCTGTTGCTTATGCACAAATCAATGGACCTCTTTATGTAACTGGTGACGTTGTGGCTTATTATTCTGATAGAAGATTAAAGCAGAACATAGAACCAATTCCAAACGCATTAGATATCATAGCAGGTATTGGAGCATATACGTTTGAATGGAATAAATTATCTGAAGAAAAATGGGCTAAGAGAGAAGGAGATAAAGACTTTGGATTGATTTCGCAAGAAGTAGAAGCGGTATGGCCTATGGGTGTTGTATTGCAAGGAGCTAAAGATATAAATGATAAGCAAGGATATTCTGATCCTGATTCTGAATTTTATGACCCATTGCATAAAGAAACTAATAAGGAAGATTATAAAACAGTTCGATATGATAAAATGGTAACTTTAGCAATTGCCGCAATCAAAGAATTAAAAGTAGAATTGGATGATGCAAGAGCTGAAATTAAAGAATTGAGAGAAGAATTAGCAAAAAAATAAAATAAACAATATTTATTTATAACAAATTAAAATATAAATTATGGCATTAGATTATACATGGAAAATTACAGGATTACGAAAAGTAGATAGTGGTTCTTTAGAATCAATTATCGTTGGTACTACTTGGACAGTTACTGGAAAAGATGAAGATGGTATTGAAGGTGTATTTACTGGAGCAACTCCATTTGAACCGCATTCAGTAGACCCAATTAACTTTACAACATTCGATGCACTTACACAGGACCAAGTATTAGGTTGGATTCAATCATATGTAAGTGGTTCAAGTTCTACAAACTACTGGGGACATATAACTGAAAGAATAGCTAAAGAAATTGAATCTATTAAAAGACCGGTAAGTACATTAGCAACTGGGGATTTTCCTTGGGCAAGTGTTAGTGGTTCTGGTTCATAATCACAATAATTTATTCGAACTTATTAATATTAATGTTCAAAGCACTCATTTATAAACAAATTTGTGTTTTGAACATTTTCTTTATATTTATATAGGTAATATTGTATATACTCAATATTAGCATTTAAAAAAATTATAATCGGATAAACAAAATGGCAGAAAGAATCGTATCACCCGGTGTATTCACAAGAGAAAATGACCTTTCCTTCTTAACGCAAGGAATTGGTGAAATTGGAGCAGCATTTATAGGACCTTTTAAGCAAGGACCTGCATTCGTTCCTACAATTGTGAGAACGCAATCAGAATTCGAAGACACCTTCGGAACACCTGATGGAACTTATTATACTGAATATGCAGTACAAAACTATTTAAGAGAAGCTGGACAAGCAACTATCGTAAGAGTAGCTGGTATTGGTGGTTACCAACAATCAGCACCTTTAGGTATTTTTGCTAGTAGTTCAGCTGGTTTAGGTGAAAAGTTAATTGGAGTACTTTACTCTACTGAAACTGGTTACCAAGACTATGGTTTCACTGGAACTATTGTTGCTAGTAATAATGTAACCGATGGTTCATTCTTATTATCTGGATCTGGGATTGGTTGGGTATCCGCATCAATTTTAGCAACAGCAGCAAATGATTTATCAGATGTATTTGGTGAATCTCCGTTTGGAGCTAAAAAAGCATACACTTACACATATTTTGAAAACGTAGCAGCAGCATACACTGGTTCTACTGTGGATAACACAGTTATTACTGTAGCAGCTTTACCAACTCAAGATTATAGTGGTACTACATTAGCACCAGCATATACTGAAGCTACAACTCCATTTGTTAAATCTCAATTGATTAGTGGTGAAAGATACGATTTATTCCAATTCGCAACATTAGGACATGGTGATGTTTATAACAAAAAATACAAAATTGGTATTTCAAATGTTAAAGCAGCTGGTGAAGATGGAGCAACTGATTATTCTACATTTACTGTAACTGTAAGAGCTTATTCTGATACTGATAAGAGAAAGAGTGTAATTGAAACATTTAATAATTGTAATTTAGACCCTGCTTCTCCTAACTATATAGCTAGAAAAATCGGTGATAGATTTATTGAAATAGATTCTGATGGTAAAATTACTGAAAATGGTGATTACTCAAATAAATCAAAATACATTAGAGTAGTTGTATCTGAAGCAGGTTCATTCCCAATTTCAGCAGCACCATTTGGACATGGAGCATATACAAACCCAATTGAAGCAACTGATAATGCACAGGCTATTAAAGTACCTGCAGTAGTTTATCAAACTAAATCAACTGGAAACTCATCATCTTCTCCATTATATTATTCTGGATTTGATTTTGAAACTGAAGGAGTATCAATGGATAACGCTAACTACGCTAAATCAATTCCTCAAAATGCACAAACTGGTTCTAACGTAACATTCGCATTTGATTCTCAATTAAATTATCAAATGACTGGTTCAGCAAGTTCTGATATGGTTAAAAGACAATTTATATTAGCATTCCAAGGTGGTTATGATGGTATGAATCCGGCAGTTAAAATTAATTTAGGTTCAAATATATCAGCAGCAAATACGCAAGGATTTGATTGTTCAACCTCTGTATCTGATGGTACATTGGCATACACAAAAGCAATTAACGCAATTTCTAATCCTGATGAGTGGGATATCAATATGGTAACAACTCCTGGTATTACTTTCCAATCACACCAAGCAATTATTCAAAGAACAATTGATATGGTTGAAGATAGACAAGATTGTTTCTATATCGCTGACTTTACTGATATTGATGCAACTATCACAACGGCTACTGAAAATGCAAACGCTATAGATTCTAACTATGTTGGTACTTATTATCCTTGGGTTAAAACAATCGATAGTAATACAAACAAATTAACTTCAGTTCCACCATCAGTATTGATGCCGGCTGTATTCGCTTCTAACGATAGATTAGCAGCAGAATGGTTCGCACCTGCTGGTTTGAATAGAGGTGGTATCACTGGAGCAGTTAGTGTATTGAATAGATTAACACACTCTGAAAGAGATACTCTATATGAGAACAAAGTAAACCCAATCGCAGCATTTCCTGGACAAGGTATTGTAGCATTCGGACAGAAGACATTGCAAGATAAGGCATCAGCTTTAGATAGAATCAATGTTAGAAGATTACTTATCGTTCTTAAGAAGTTTATCGCTTCAACATCTCGTTACTTAGTGTTTGAACAAAATACATCTACAACTCGTAATAGATTCTTAAACACTGTGAACCCTTACTTAGAGGCAGTTCAACAAAGACAAGGTTTATACGCATTCAGAGTTGTTATGGATGAATCGAACAACACACCTGATGTAATTGATAGAAACATATTAGCAGGACAAATTTTCTTACAACCGGCTAAGACAGCGGAATTTATCGTAATAGATTTCAACATCTTACCAACTGGAGCAAGTTTTAACGCATAATACGAAAATCAATAAAGTAGATATTTATTAATATAAAATAAAAGGAATAAAATGGCAGAAATATTAGAGTTTGATAAGATGTTCTATACGAACTTCGAACCGAAGATGAAAAATAGATATGTGATGGAGATAGATAATATCCCTTCATATATGATTAAGGCAGCAAATAGACCTACAATTCAATTTGAAACAATCACTTTAGACCATATCAACGTTAAGAGAAAGTTGAAAGGTAAAGGTGAGTGGCAAGATATCACAATCACTCTTTATGACCCAATTGTACCATCAGGTGCACAAGCGGTAATGGAGTGGGTAAGATTATCACATGAATCAATTACTGGTAGAGATGGATACGCTGATTTCTACAAAAAAGATATCGATATCTATATGTTAGGACCAGTTGGTGATAAAATTGAACAATGGAAAATTAAAGGTGCATTTATTCAACAAGCAAACTTTGGTGATTTAGCATTCGATTCTAACGAACCAGCTACAATTGAATTAACATTATCTTACGATTACGCAATTCTTGAATTCTAATCTAAAAATAACAAAAATAAGGGGATTTCGAAAGAATCCCCTTTTTTATGCTTTCTAATTTTTTAAAAAGTATGTATTTATATATACAAACTTAAAACAAAGTAAAGTTATGGCAGAAATTAGTATAAAAAACACCCCAACGGAAACACCAATTGCACAAACTAAGCAATTTGATTTCCCAACAGAAACAATCGAATTACCATCTCAAGGATTAGCATATCCTGAAGGACATCCTCTTAGAAAAGGTACTTGTGAAATAAAGTATATGACAGCTAGAGAGGAGGATATTTTAGCAAACCAAACTCTTATTAAGAAAGGTACTGTTTTGGATAAATTATTTGAATCGGTTGTAGTGGAGCCTGGTGTTAATCCAAATGATATTCTTATTGGTGATAAAAATGCTATTTTAATGGCAACTCGTATTTTAGGGTATGGTGCTGATTATGAAATAGAAATGACAGACCCATTTACATTAGAAACGCAAAATGTAGTAATTGATTTATCTAAAGTTAAAACAAAAGATATTGATTATAAGGCCTTAAACTCAAATAATAGATTTAAATTTACTATTCCTTCAAACGGAAAAGTAATTGAATTTAAATTATTAACTCATGGTGATGAGCAAGAAATTACAAAAGAAACACAGGCTTTAGAAAAATTAAATAAAAATGCACAATCTTCTTTTGATGTAACAACTAGATTGAAGTATATAATTGTTTCTGTAGATGGTAATACTGATAGAGGATTTATCAATAGATGGGTTCTTAATGAGTTTTTAGCAAAGGATACAAAAGCATTTAGAGCATATATAAAGGAAATATCACCTGATTTGGATATGAAATTCCAATTTACTTCAGAAATAACTGGCGATACGGAGGCGTTAGATATACCCTTCGGGCTTAACTTTTTTTATCCTTCCATCTGATTATAGGATTCAATTGCATAATCAAATTTGGGAAATGGTACAATTCAGTAATGGATTTACTTGGTCTGAAGTTTACCATATGCCTGTATATTTAAGAAGATTTTATTTTCAAAAACTAATAGATTTAAAGAAAAAAGAGGCTGAAGAGATGAAAAAGGCTCAAAGCAAATCTAAAGGACCTAAAGTGAGGATGCGTTAATATCCTCACTTTTTTATTATCCAATATTTATACAATATAAAAGGGAAATATTATGTCAATTAACAAAAAGTTAAAAAATGAAGGTATTTTTGATTCATTAAAAAATTTTACTGATAATTTTTTTGATGGACTAAAATCTCAAGCAATAAATCAAGCACTTCAAAAGGCAAAGCAAAACAAACAAATGCCAAAACCATTGGTAGATAAGATGGTTGATATACAAAAGCAAGCTAGAGAGTTTCATGATTTGATGAAAAAATACGATCCTGATTACGAGGATTAATTTATATAATACTAAATGGCAGAAAGTTTTAATAGTAGAAAAGGCAAAGTAGAAGCAGCATTAGATGCTAAAAAAGTATCTTATCTCAAAGAGATACAAAAAACAGATGCGAGCATTGTAGAATTAAGCGCTGACCATTTAAGAACCCTTAGAGATACCGATAAAGAATATGCAAAAAATATTGCTAAATTAAAAGAAATAAATGCAGAACAACAAAAATTTAAACAAGGAAATGTTGATGCTGAAAGGGGTTTAAAAAGTTTAACTGGAATATATACCAATCTTGGTGGTATGGAAAGGGAAAGACTTACTATGCAGAATAGTCTTAGTAGTGTAAATGAAAAGCATATAGGTCATTTTAATAATATAGCATCTCTTAATCAAGATTTAGCAAAATTAAGTGCAGATGATGTAATACAAAGACAATTAATATTAGATAAAATTGCTGCAGAAAAAGCAGGAATATCTAATGTATCAGCGGAAGAGCAAAAAATATTAGATAATTTAGATACACAAACAGAACAATCAAAGGGATTATCAAGTCTTACCGAAGCTCAAAGAGACCAATTGGATTCTCAAGTAAAGGCATATGAAACAATTAAAAAATCAATTGGTGGAGTATTAGCTACTGCTAGTTTATTATTTAGTGGTTGGCGAGGATTTGCAAGAATATCATTGTTAGGAGCTGGTAAAGCGATGACTGAATTGGGAAAATCTACTAGAGAGTTGGGTGGATTTTTAGGAGGAGCACAAATATCAGGAACTGCATTAAGTTTTGTATTTAAAGATGCATTAGATGTAACAAAAGGATTGGCAGAAGAATTAGGTGGTGTGGAAAACGCTACCTTTGCGGCTCAATTGAATACAAACCTTATGGCCACTAATATGGGTATAAGTGGTGCACAAGCAGCAAAATTAACAGGATCATTTGCAAGATTGAATGGTGGTAGTGTTGAAACTGCACAAAATTTAGCTAATGGTGCAAAAGAAATGGCAAAAACGGCTGGAGTAGTACCATCTAAAGTTATGGCTGATTTGGCTGATTCTGCTGAAGCATTTGCATTATATGGTAAGGATGGCGGAAAGAATTTAGCACAGGCAGCTGTTCAAGCAGCTAAGATGGGGGTTAGCTTAAAAACTATGACCGGAATAGCTGATAATTTACTTGATTTTGAAAATTCTATAAATCAAGAAATGGAATTGGGTGCAATGCTTGGTAAAAATCTTAATTTAGACAGAGCAAGAGCATTAGCATATGAAGGTGATATAGCAGGAGCAACTCAAGAAACACTAAATGCATTAGGTGGTGTTGATGAGTTTAATAAAATGGATTATTTCCAAAAGAAAAAAACAGCTGAACTATTAGGAACATCCGTTGAGGAATTACAAAAAATGGTAACAACTCAAGAGGAAGCAGCAACAATAGGTGGACAGATAAATGGAGCATTTAATACGGCTACCGAATCACTAACGGCATTAACAACAGGACCTTTAGGTGGGCTTGTATCTGGATTAAGTGGAGCAATTGGAACTGCAAAAGAAATGACTAGTAATTTTAAAGATGCTGGTGGTGCTTTGAAATCAATGGGTGTATTTTTAAAATCAAAATTTGGTGGTGCAGCACCAACAACACCTGCAGCAGCACCAACTCCACCTGCAGGAGTTAAACCACCACAAACACAAGCAGGCCCTACTGACCAAGCAAATAAATTTAGTAAAATAAAAACAACTGATTTAATTAAAGGGGCGGCCGCATTATTAATATTAGCAGTGGCACTTTATGTATCTGCTAAAGCATTCCAAGAGTTTGCAACGGTTAAGTGGGAAGATGTTGGTAAGGGATTAGTTGGATTGGTTGGATTAGCCGGGATTGCATATGTATTATCAAAAGCAAGCGGTTCTATGATACAAGGAGCAATAGCAATAGCAATATTAGGAGCAGCATTAGTACCATTTGCATTTGCTATGAGTTTAATACAAGGATTGAGTATTGATTCAGTATTAGCGGCAGCAGCTGGATTGGTTATGTTTGGGTTAGCAGCTGCTGGTATAGGTGTAATATTACCACTTATATTGGCTGGGTCATTAGGTATTGCTGCATTAGGTGCATCTATGATATTATTTGGAGCAGGATTAGTGGGAGTATCTGCTGGAATGGGAGCTATATCTGCGGTAATACCATTAGTAACGGAACAAATATCAGCATTATCTCAAATTAATTTTATGCCAATTTTAGGATTGGCTGGAGCTCTAACAATATTATCAATAGCATTAGCTGCTGTTGCAGCAACTGGTTTATTAGCATTACCTGCTTTGATGGCATTGGGATTAGTTGCTGGAGGCGCAGCTGCAGTATTTGGTGGTGGTGAGGAAGGTGGGGATAAAGATGCTAAAATGGATGAATTGATTGGTGAAATAAAAGCATTAAGAGCTGATATGGCTGCTGGTAAAATTGCAGTACATATGGATGGTGCTAAAGTTACGGCTGGTGTATCAAAAGTTGTGGATAGAATTGGTTCTAATTCATACGCTAAAGTTTAATAATGGGCAAGACGTTAGAAGAATTATTTAAGACCAAAGTATTGGATAATGGTCAAACTGCTGAAAAGAAATACGATATTCGTGACAGTAAGGATTTGCCAATATCTCCCGGCGTAAATGCATTAGGTTTACCATTCAAAGCAGCTATGATAGCTAGGAGAAATCTATCAGCAAGAACAAAAGAAACATTTTTAGAAGAAGAAGTAACAGGTTTAAGAGTAATAAATACGTTATCGGCACCAATTACATATGGAACTGATTTAATCAGACTAACCAAAAAATCTACTAAATTAGTAGAGGCAATGAAAGATGGTGTTAATTCTAATAATCCTACTGATAAAGGTATTGTTGGAAATTTTATACAAAAAGCAGAAAATTTTGGATTAAAAATTGCTGGTAAATTAGGCATTGCTTTTCCTGAAACAACTATACCAACTAGAGTATCATTAAATCCAAATTTTATAGCAGGTAAAGAGCCAGATACAATGGTTACCCTTGCTAAAATAAAAAACGATTCAAAGGGTACATTAGTAGGGCAATTTTTAGCAAAAAATGCAAAAGGAACTCCTAAACAAATTGGTAATCAATTATTGGGAGCTGGCATAAATTTTCTTAAAGGTGAGGTAAAGAAAAAATTATTTGGTGCACCAAAGCAAGGAGCTCAAAATTTAGCAAAAAAAGGAGAAGCTGAAGTACAATATGATAGTTCAGCAAATTATTCAAATACTGTAAATCCAACAGACGAAGATTATTTTAAAAGAAATGACCTTTCATCTATATTAGTTGCTAAAGAAACTAAAGAATTAGGTGGTGGTCCTGATGTAGCAAATAGAATTAATGAATTAGTACCAAAATCTAAAATAGTTGATGCAAAGACTCCATTAAATATTGGTAATAATCCTTTTGCTGGTATTGGTGATAAGTTAAAAGATAAAGCATCTGGTATAACTGGAAAATTATCTGAAGCTAAAAAGCAAGGACAACAATTATTAGCAGATGGTAAAGCTCAAGTTGGAGATAACAAACCAAATGCAACAGCAGCAACTCCTGACCCAAAAATAACATATTCAACAACTGTAGATGAAACGCAAGATGATATCAAATTACGAAATGATTTATCTACAAAATTAGATGCTATGATGGCAGCATCTGGTGATTTGGCAAATGGTAAGGGTATTGGTTCACCTATATCTAGAGCAGATGTTACAATTAATGCATATAGCAGTTTAAAAAATAATGAAAAAGAACCTATGGTTTCTTTAAAAAGTAAATTGGGTATTGATAACGCAAATAAACTTGATTTTTTAAATGATAAAACTCCTTATAGTTTACCTCCTGGTGTAACTCAATTAAAATTAAAAGATGGGACTATATTGGATGATTATGATTTTATAACGTTGAAATTTAAATCAGTAGCAAAAGGACAGGCTGTTAATTTTAGAGCAACAGTATCGGGTCTATCTGAAACGGTATCGCCATCTTGGGATTCTTCTAAATTCATAGGCTCTCCGTTTAATTACTACACATATAGTGGAATTGAAAGAAGTGTACAATTTAATTTTAAAGTATATTCAACAACACCATTACAACATATAGCAGCTTGGCAAAGAATAAACTTTTTAACATCATTAGCATATCCACAAGGATATGGTAGTGCTGGTGTGTATGTAGTACCTCCATTCGTAGAATTGACTTTGGGTAATCTTTATAAAAATAGAGTTTGCTTTATAGAATCACTTTCTTATAACATTGATGATAATACTCCTTGGGAAGTTGGTCCTACTGCAGCTAGTGGTATGAAAGATGATGCTAAATTTAAAATAAATGGTGAAGATACATCAATTGATAATTATAAATTACCAAAAGTAATTGATGTTAGTATCACTCTTAAATTAGTTGAATCAAAAGGAAATACAGCTGGTAATTATTTATATGGATTTGATAAATTACCAAGAATACCTGGAGCTAAAGGTGGAAAGTATTCATTGGAGCAAACATCTAAAAATGAAACAATTACAGATAATGCAAATAACGCAGAATCGATAGATGATACGCAACCAAAGGAAACACAATTACCAAACGATACAGCAAAATCATTTGCAGCAAATGAAAACAATCCGGCTCAAGCAACTACACCTACAAAAACAGATGCTGGTATGGAAACTGCAGCTGCACCAAAGGTAGACCCGCCACCTAATTATAAAGTACAAGTAAATAAAATCTCCGAAGGGTTTGAAGGTAAGGTTTTTGCAAACGGAAAGTTAATATTTGATAATCGTGGATTGCCATTCTTACCTGATTATTTTACATATGGTGAGGATGGTAAAAGATATAATGGTGAAGCTGGTGTAAAGGAATACCTTAGATATAAATCAAAAATATCTGGTTGGACTGGTATCGATGGTAAGGAGTATCCAGCAAGTAATAATGTAAGTTAAGCAATATGGAAAGTAGATATTATACGGCAAAGACAAAAAAAACTTTTGATGGTAGAGAAGTATATAGACCAAAAATATATCCTAACATTCCATTAAGAGATGATGATATTTATGTAGCTACTGAAACTGGTGACCGTTTGGATACATTAGCATATCAATACTATAAAGACCAAACTCTTTGGTGGATTATAGCAGCAGCAAATAATATACATGATGCACCATTTGGATTACCAGATGGAACAATATTGAGAATACCACAAAACTATATTCAGATAGTTTCTAATTTTATAAAATAATAAGTTTATGTCAGCATTTCCAAATTTTTCTAATATAGCGGGATATGTTAAGGATGAGTTGAATTCCAGAAAAGAAAATGTATTAAAAATTTCAGGATTAAATGCTTGGGTTAGAATCGCATCTGGTGTAAATCCGGGTTTAATTTTAACTTCAAATCCAAACTATCAACTATTTGCTGCAGCAGGTGTTGCATCAATATATGGAGATTCTACTAATAGTGGTGTGATTGGAACTAGTTGGAAGGGGGCACCAGTATATGCAGGCGGTGAAACACAAGGTTTCAGACCAAAACCAAATATTACATCAATTGAAATAGATGAAGGAGCTGGTACTCTTTCTAGAAAAGCAAGTTTTTCTATAACAGCATATACAAAAGCACAATTAGATGCTTTGTGTAAATATTTTTTAGAACCTGGATATACAATTTTTATAGAATGGGGGTGGAATACTCCAAATGCTATGATAGGATTTGCGCCTTCATTAAATGCTAGTTATATAGCTGATTTTCAGTCATTTAAAAATGTAAATGAAATGAGAGAAAAGGCTAAGGGGCAAAGGGATAATTATTTGGGATTTATTACTGGTGGTAGTATTTCTATGAATGGAGACCAATGGACACTAAATGTAAAATGTACTGGGTTCACCGAATTACCAGCATATCTATTAGCTGCAGATAATTCAGAACAAGCTGATGATTCCGAAACTTCTCCTGATGCAAGTCAAAAAGCTGAAGAATTTGACCCATCTGATATTGATGGTGAAAGTGATTTAGGACGTAAAAGATTTATGATGGCATTTAATTTATTTCCATCAAATAGAAGAACTTTAAGAGTTATGAATTCATTGGATAGTTCAACAACTCTTTCAAATCCGGTTAATTTTATAAATGTTGATGAGAGTGTAAAAGCTGAAATAAATAGTAAAGTGGGTGGTACTACTATTGCAGGTATAAGTATAAATGATGAAGAAGCGGAAGTAGATGGTAAGACAGTAGAATTTCCATCTGGTACTAAAATTATAGGAGATGAAGCTTATATTAGGTTTTCAGCACTTATGGAAGTATTTAATACAATTGGGGCAAATGGATATAAAATGGCAAATGGTAAAATATTAAAATTAGCAATTAATACAACAAATACTGTTTGTTCGGCATTCCCTCAAATATTTAGTACTGATAAATCAAAATTATATATACCAAATAATAAATTACCAAAATTTTCAATAGCAGCTGCAGCTGGCGCTGAAACTGATGAAAATGTTTTTGCAAAAGCATTAGCAGAATCGGAAGATTGTTCAGTAATACACCCAACCGATGCAGCACAAATAATCAAATTTCCACAAGATACAGAATCAATTACAAACGGAGTGGCATTGGGTAGAACTATTGCATATAAAGGACCTGATATGATTGGTTTAAGTAAGCCGGCGGGTCAATGGGGATTTTTAAATGACCTTTATGTAAATTTAAGTTTTGCAAAAGGTATTATGGAAACAAAAAACTTTTCTATAAAAGATGCATTGTATCAAATTCTAAATGGAATGTCTGGAGCAGCAGGTGGTATGTGGGATTTTCAAATAATGGAAGGGAATGAAGTTGATGGAGGTATTACGGAATTACTTGTAGTTGATATGAACATGTCTCCAATAAATTCAGCAGAAAAAATTACACAATTCGATGTGGTTGGTTCTACATCCATATTTATGGATGCTAATTTAAGTATGGATATTGGTGGTGCAAAAATGAATCAAATAATTGGTAATAGATTAGGACAATCTATGAATAGTAGTCAGCCTGATATTAAAGGTAAAAAGAAGGGATTATTTACAGATGAAAATGATTTAGTATTAACTGCAATTGAAAGAAATACACCACCACCAACGACAAAACCACAAACTAAAAAAGAAAAAACTCAATCTGAAAAAGATGATGCAGCTAAAGAAGCTAGAGCAAAAAACTTACAAGTATTTTTAAGTAAAATTGGATTAGTTCCTGTTATAAAATATACAGAAGATGGACCTTTTGATGAGGAAATACAAGAACTAACTAATGTTGTTTCTTTTAATGACCAAACATTTTTTGAATCTTTAAAAAATGGAAATACTAAAAAATTTGATAGAAATGCTGGAAGTACTTCTATATTAATGCCAATAAAATTTAGTTTTACAATACATGGTGTTAGTGGTATTAAGAGAGGTGATAAGTTTAGAGTAAATGGAATACCATCGGCATATGAAAAAACTGGATTCTTTCAGGTAACTTCTGTTAAGCATATTATTGATGGTATGATTTGGAAAACTGAAATAGAGGGTGGGTTTAGATTAAGTAAAAAGTAAAAATATGGACATCATTAGATACGATAAAATAAGTACATCCAAAGCATCTTATAGACAACTTAAAATAAGTCCTCATATTCCAGAGCCATCTGATAGGGATTATAAAAATGGATATATTGTTAGATACTTTATACAAAAAGCTAATGATATGGGTTCTAAAATATATGAAGTAGATTCCAATGGATATAAAAAATTTAACGGAAACGCATTTTATACTGCGGTAAATTTGGATTGGAGATTAATTGGAAATGCGGGTGATATTAGAGAATCAAATATGAAATCTATTAAATTAGCATCTTCAAAAATTCCTCAAATACAAAACCATTTAATAAATCCAATTCAGTTTATGAAAAATGATTTGGTAGTTTAAGAAATTATTCGTATATTTACATTATATAATGGGGATGCCATGGACTTGATTGCAATGAGAATGGTAGTACCACACGTAGACAGAAGTGCTAGATGTCTTTAAATCTGTACAAAACAATAACTGACGAAATGTCAACTATGACCTTCGAAGACCTTATGGCTTTCGTAGGTGCTGATTACGCTGTAGCAGCCTAATCTCTCCCGCACACATCGTGGGACAATTAAATAGAATGTGAACCGACACTACGGACAGACGAGTAGGAAGAATGAGACTCCGTTATGATGGTGTGATTCGAACACACCTTAAACTCATCTAGAAAATCGAATGGTGGAAAGCTGTACTAACCATATGGCCCCAATTCTTTTGGAATGGTTGTAAGATTAAATCATTATCCTAAACGTGTGATATGCTGGTATTATGATTACTTTGTAAGACAGGGGTTCGATTCCCCTCATCTCCACCAAAATCCCATTCTACATTTATTTGGTAGTTTGGGATTTTTTTTGTATCTTTGTATCCTATGATAATTGTTGAGTCTATTGATGAATTAAACGAATTGAAGGTTTTGTTGGAAACCGAAGCATCCATTTGGTATCCGATGTGGGTAGATAATGATAAGCACCCACAAAACACTCATATATCGTTCATATTCGTTAGAACCTTATCGGACAAGTATATACTACCACAACAACATACAGACGCTCTATCACTCTCTAATGAGGAAATAGAAGGTGTGTTGAATACTGCCGGTGAAAAATGGGTTTTCCAAAAGAAAAAGCTACTACAATCTTTTACGGATGTAAGGGAAGGCTTGAATGATGTTGATACCGCTCACTTCTTAAAGACCGGTGAACCAATAGATTACTCACAACCACTACAACACTTAGTAGCACCTTTATTACACAAAGGTTACAAAGAAGACATCATTCAATCCATTCCCATTCTTAAACTTGCGGAAGCAATAGAACCACAATTACTTAAACATAGAAACCAAAAGAGTAAAACTTATAATTGGTACAACGATACATTCTTACCAACCCTTTCAGATATCGAACAATTTGGAATCCGTGTCGATGGGAAAAAATTTATTGATAGATGGCCTCAAGCCCTTAAACAGCTTTCACCCGATAATTTAGTGTTTACGGAGTACAATCCATTTACGGTGACAGGTAGACCATCCAATAGACATGGCGGTGTGAATTACGCCGCCTTAAATAAAACCGATGGTAGTAGAGAATGTTTTGTTTCCGATGGGATATTCCTACAAATGGATTATAACGCATATCACCCCCGATTGATTGGTAAGTTGATTAAGTTTGATATGCCGTATGGTAATGTGCATGAGTGGTTGGCTGAACAATATGGATGTGATGTGAATGAGGGAAAGGGAATTACGTTCCGTTTACTATATGGAGGGATTGATGATGACTTCAGACAAATACCATATCTTAATTCCGTAGCTGATTACATTGATAACTTATGGATTGAAACACAAAAGAGTGGATTCCTACAAACACCACATAGAGAGATTCCGTTGGAGTGGATAGAACAACCTAACCCACAAAAAGTGTTTAACTACCTACTACAAGCGGTAGAAACTGAAATGAATGTGGATAAGATGAAACGGATATTGGATTATATTAGAGGAAGTGAAATTAGCTTTTGCTTATACACATATGATTCGTTCCTATTTGATGTTTCTGTTGATGTTGATAAGGAGATGATTCGGGGATTGAAGGAAATCATTGAAGATGGTGGGTTTCCAATAAAAGCAAGTTGGGGTTTGGATTACGGAAAACTGTAAGAACCCATATTTATAGTATATACAAAAATATGCTATAATATGAAGAAAATCTTTATCCTTTTTAGTTTTTTAATCGTTTCTCTATTTTCTTTTGGACAAGATGTAAGAATTAAAAACGATGTGTTTGAGGTTTTATACTCACAATCGTTAGAACAACCCTTAGTAATTAAATACCGTTCGATTAACCGTCCTACAAATGTGAATAGAGGAGCTATGGATTTTTATAAAGAACCAACGATTAAAACATCAGATGGAGATGATTATAAAGCAAACATATATGATAAAGGACATGGTGCACCGGCTGCAACATTTTCTGATAATATGGTAAATTTAAAACAAACATTCTCTTACCTAAATTGTATAATGCAGGACAAATACCTTAATAGAGGTGAGTGGAGATTATTGGAAGAACAAATCCGTAAATGGGATGATACTGAAAATATTACAGTACTAATAAAAACATTCTTTGATACTCCTGCAAAAAGAGTAGCAACTGGTGCAGCAATTCCATCGCATTTACAAAAACACATCTATTTTGAAAAGCAAAAGAAATGGAGATGTTATGTATTTCTAAATGAAAAACCTAAATTTTCTTGGGAAGAATTGGAAATGATATGTGATAGTGTAGACCACAAATTTTAATGAATATGAATTTATCTGAATTAATTAATGATATATTGGTAGAATGGGCGTATAGAGTAGATGATGGAATGCCAAACCCAAAGAACCCAACCCATTTAAAGGAGTTGGGTATTGTTCTTTCTGAAATGAAATTATCTCATATCAAAGAAGATTTAGTAAAAGGCCTTTTGGGTGAAGCCGAAGAGGGAGGATTTCAAAATCCTGTTCTTAATAAAAAGGTAACTTATAAAAATAATAAAGGTGAGGATAAAGAAGGTATTGTTGGTAATCTTTTAAGACAACCAAAAGGAACTCCAGCTAGAGATGCAGCAGATAAGGTATTACCACCAGAAGGTTCTCCAGAAAGAGATAAGTTAGATGCTGAATTGGGAACTGAAAAGGATGGTAAAACAAAAACTCCACCTGAAGAAGGTGGTGCTGATGGTAAGGGTGAAGAAGAAAAACAAAAAGCTGCGGCCGCGATGTTTGACCCAAAAGCAGACCCTGCTATGGGAGCTCGTTTAGATAGAGAGAAAGCTGCAAACGATAAATTAGCACAAAAAGATAAAGAAGATAGTGAAGCTGAAAAGGCTCCAACTCCTGGAAGTCCTGAAGATTTTAAAAATAAGGCTGATAAAGTAGCAAAAGATAAGGAAGAAGCAAAGAAAAAAGGATATGATGATTCACTACATGCTATGAGTGATACTCAATTAGATGCGGCTGTAAACGATGCACAGAAAAAAATGCATGATGCTCAAAAAAGTGGTGATGATAAAGCTGCGGATAAAGCTAATACTGAATACGCACAGCATAAGGTGGAGCAGGAAATGCGAAAGGCAAGTAAAGGTGGTGATAAAGAAATCGCAGATGCAGCCGTAGGAAACTTCCTTGCAAGAAAAAAAGATTATGAGGAAAAATATGGAGAACCATATAAAGCGGATATTTCATATCCAGATAGTGATGGTGGTGAGAGAACTTCTGCAAAATGGGGAGGTGAAGAACCAACAGGACCAGAAGGAGGTCCTGGCGCAGAACCGCCAGCTAATGAACCATCTAAACCTGATACTACACCACCAAAAGATGCAGAAAAGACAGATAAATCAGAAACTCCACCTACTTCAAAAAAGGTATCTTTAGATAAACATGGGTTTGAAAAGAAAGGGGCTGAATCAGCTAAACATCCGGGAAAATTTTCATCAGGTGGAGATTTTTATTCATCTACTGCGGATGGTCCTCCTGAATTTGAAATAGATGCTGATGGAAAATTACAACCTTTATCAAAAGAAAGGCAAGATAATATTATTAAAAATAATTTAAATACTACTGCAATATCTTTAATTAAAAAAGATATTAAAAAGAATAAAAATACAGAACATGCTAAAGCAGTTGGTGGTATTGATAAGGAGATGGCAAATATAGATAGCCAATATCAATCAGCATCTGATGACGAAAAAAAGAAATTGGATGTTAAAAAAGCTGAATTATCTAAAAAGAAAGATGATATTATTAATAAAGCAGCAGCTAAAGTTCAAACCGATACACAATCAGAACCTGCCAATAATGACCCTAATTCTAAAGTTAAAAAAGTAAAAGGAAAATCATCTGGTGAAGAAATTCAAACAATGGAAATGGAAGGTGGTGGATTTGTATATGGAACAAAGCACGGAAACACAGCAATGGTTGATGATATAATCGATGATGTTAAATCTAAGATACCAAAAGAAAGATGGAAAGATATTGTATTCGTAGGTGAAGGTGGTGCAACGAATGATAGTACCGGTGAGTTAGAATTCAACGATGAAATGGAGTATGCAGCACCAAAGTTTAAAGAATTGGGTGCGGATGTTGATACATGGGATGGTGATGATATGGATGTACATAAAAGCGATTCTAAATTATACCAAAAACAAAAAGAAAAAACAGGCCTTAAAGATAATCAAATATTAGCAGGTAATTGGGCAAGTATGGTTGGGCAGGGAGAGGGTGAAGGTTTAGACCCAAATGATCCTGAACATACTATGAAAAGTAAAGACTATTTAGATGATGAAGGTAAACAATTTATACAAGATGCAGCTAAAGAAGCAGGATTGCCTCCAATAGAAAATTTCGATAATCCAACAGGTGAAAAGCCAAGTGAAGAAAATGGTTGGAAAGGAACGGGCGATAGAGGGACATTATATAGATTATCATTTCCAGACGATAATGGTGATAAACCAACAAAGATAAATGATATTCAAGTTGCATTTAATGATGCAAGAGATGAACATTTAATTGAAAAAAATAAAGAATTAACGGCGCAAGGTAAAATACCTATTACTATTGCAGGTGAGAGTCATGTTGATTTGGTGGATAAAATGACCAGAAAGGGAAAGGAAACATCAAAAACAACACCAAATGAAAAATTACCTAAACCAGAAAAACCATCAGAAGAAGATGGTGGTGTTGTATATAGTGTGGGTGGTGGATATTATTCAGATAAACCTAATGGACCTGCTCAATATATGGCAAGTGAAAGTGTAGTTGAAAAGGTACTAATTGAAGGTAATATTAATTTTTCTAATTTACTGTTTGAAGCAGCCGTAACTAAAAAAACATCTAAAGGAAAGACTGTAAAGTTAGTAACAATTGACCCAAAAGACCAAAACAAAGCAACTGCAGATGCAGCCGCTTCTAATAAAAAAGCAGGAGCTGTGCCACCACCTCCACCGCCTCCGCCGCCAACGGCGAAGAAAGCAGGAGCTGTGCCACCACCTCCACCGCCTCCGCCGCCAAGTGCACCAACATCTGCTCCAAAACTTACTGATAAGATAAGACAAAAAATATCAAAATGGACTGAAAAAGAAAAAGCATTCTTTGATAGAAATGAAGGAGCACCTGGTTCAAAAGAACGTAGAAGTTTAGGACAGGCCTTAAAAGATAAAGCAGCTGGAGCTTGGAAAGCAGTTAAAAAA